TAAAGCTGAGGAACTTAAAGCAAAAGGAGAGAAGCAAATTGCTAAAATGAAGTATGGTAAGAAAGGTGCAGAAGCAGGAATGGCGAAAGAAAAAGCAGATGAAGAGAAGAAATTAGCATCGGAAAAAATGGAAAAATCGCAAAAAGGTAAATGGGATTTAGCAGAAAAAGAAGCAAAATTAAACGAGTTAGACAGACAATGGCGATCTGATCTACCTACGTCACAAAAAGGTAGTTCTTATTTCCAAAGCACCAGACCAAAACCAAGTTTAAATGTAAAAGGTTTAGGAACAGATTATTATAAAGATCGTTATGCCACTGAAACAAATCCAAATGCCTATAAACCATCTGAAGACTTAAGTCAAGAAAGTAGGTGGCAACAAGCGCTTGGAAACGAGTTATTTGATAAACCAGAATTTTCGATTGCTCCAGGTGCTCATAAATTTGATACATCACCATTAAATATTTCTTTAACAACACCAATACGTCAAGCCAAAAGAGATTCAAAATTTAAAAACATAGCACAAGGACTAAATAAATAAATTATGCCACAAGATAGAAGATACGATTTAACAGGACCAGGATCTGAAGGTGATCCGCAATTAGGTCCCATGAGTACACAACAACCATTTAACCCGGCTGTTCCACCTCCTCCAGTTACGAATGGAACAGGTGGAGGAAATCCTACATTTAATCCTAATCAAGACGCTAGGGCACAGAACGTAATGAAAGGCCAACCAACTGGAATTTTCCAACAACCACCACCACCACAACCACCTACACAGGTTGTACCTACAGAAGCACAAGAACAATTAGACAAACTTACTAAAACATAGATTATGCCAACATACGGAGAAAAACAAACACCAGCTGGAATAGATAAAAGCAAAGCACCAAAGATATTAGGTAAAAGAGTTATGAAATCTAAGAACACCAATATTATCTCAGATTTAAGTATTGACAATATTCCGTACAAAGGTAACGCGGTACTTAACGCTAACAGGTGATGTGGACTATCACAGACCTAAAGATATATGCGGCTAATATAACTAGTTTTTCATTATCATTGACAGATTTAGATTTAGTACTTAAGATAGCCTTAATGGGTGCTACTTTAGGTTATACGTTGCATAAGTGGCGTAAATCCAGGAACGAGAAGAAAAATGATAAATAAGAGGATGAGTAAATATATATGGTTACTAGATCCCGGGCATGGTGGATTAAACCCCAAAACCGGTGAATATGTAACGCCTGGTAAAAGATCACCTTTATGGGACGATGGTAGCCAATATTTTGAAGGAGTGGGGAATCGTGATATAGTACAAAGAATTTTAAGTAAATGTAGGAATGCTGGTATAATGGCATTAGATATAGTGAATGATTGGGAGGATGTATCATTATCTACAAGAGTAAATAGAGCTAATGCAATTTACGAATACTATGACAATAGCATATATGTATCCGTACACTCAAATGGATTTAGTAAAGAAGGGGCTAATGGCTTTTCCGTATACACGTCACCTGGTCAAACCAGATCAGACAAGTATGCGGATATTTTATTAAGTTATATGGATCTTGAATTTCCTGATCATAAATTAAGGAAAGATATGTCTGATTCTGATATGGATAAGGAGGCAGCTTTCTATGTATTAAGGAAAACTAGAATGCCTGCAATTCTATCTGAAAATTTCTTTATGACTAACAAACGTGAATGTGACTTATTACTTACATCTGTATTTAGAGATAGAATAGCAAATTGTCATTTTAAAATGATTAAGAAGATAGAGAATGAAAGATAGAGGGTTAGGTGATACAATTGATCGTTTTACCAAAACAACTGGTATTAAAAAATTAGCGAACCTTATTCCAGGTGGTTGTAAATGTGATGAACGCAAACAATGGTTCAACAAAAATTTCCCTTATAAAAAATAAACTATGACTAAAAGTAAGTTAAAAACTAAAAAAAATAGAGAACAAGTATATTTAGCTGGTCAAGACGTAGGAAGAGGATCTAAAGGACGAGTGTATACTGGGGTAGATATAGAAAAGGGACCTAAAAAAGGGGATATGATACATGGGGCCAATAAGTACGCGGATAAAAATAGAAATGTAATGGATTACGATTTTACATATAAACCTAGTTCACGCGGTGGATGGACTATAACTGGAGTAAGATAAAATAATATTATGGCTAAAAAAGAAACTTTAACAGAAAAAAGAGAGAAACCTGGAAGTTCTAATACTGGGAAATATCCTAATGTAAAGTCTTTTTGTGGTCCAGCTGGAGGAGCGGAGGAAGGAACCTATCCAGTTAATAGTTTAAAAAGAGCAAAATCAGCTATTAAATTAGCTCATAACGCACCTGATCCTGACGGAGTAAAATCATGTGTATATTCTAAATTTCCAGAGTTAAAGTCTGGAAGTAAAATGAAAAATAGAAAAAAATAAAACATGGATAAAATAAAAAACGTAATAAATTCACCGTTATTTCAAGCAGCAGTTGCTGGTGGAATTGGTATATTATTAATGGCACAAGGTCACCCAATGTATGCTGGTGTTGGATTTGGTGTAGGGTTAACTAAATTCATAGATGCGTTTAAGGGTTTATAAAAACAAAAATTATGAGAAATTTGAAATTGAAAAACAATGGCAAAAAGAAGTGGTATGAAAAAGAGGATGAAGCAGTTACCATAAAAAAGAATTGGTGGGAACCAGATCCTCCAGCAATAGAAACTCCTGATTATTCTAAGATACACCCAAAGGATGGTCCAGAAGGAAGGGGAGGACTCGGCCCTGAGGGAAAATTAAAAGTACCAGATCACAGAAAAAAAAATATGCAAAAAACAGTTGATAAAGTAAATGCCAACAGCGATGGTGCTGGAAATGTACTTAATCAAGCCAAAGGCGTGGAAGCAAAAGATAAAAAGAAAGTTATACCAGTTGCAACTGAACTTCAAGAAGAAAAGGCAAAGAAAGATCTTCTACAGCAGCAGTATTTACAAAAAAGAAAAGATCAAGGAATTTGGACACCTCCAAGTTAATTAATATATTATAAACATATAAATTATGCCAACATATAAATTAGGATCAAAAACAGGTAAAGGAGCTTTTTCGGAAGTTACAACTCCTGGTTTAGCCGCAGGAGATCCAGAAGGAGTTAAAAAAGCTAAACCTAGGCCAGGAAAAGTAGAACGAACAGCAAAGAAGGAAGCGAGGGTTTCTAAAAGAAAATATGGTGGTGAGGAAGAAGTGAAAGGTAAAATAGAGATGATGGGTCCAGGTACGGAAGAAGCTAAGTCATATCAAAAAGGTATGGAGGAAGGTTTATCAGAGAGAAAAATGGTGAAGAAAGGTTTAATAGGCGCTCCAACAGAACATCATAGGTATGGATATAGTTTAAGTGGTAAAATAGCTAGAGACGAAGGTGGTTATTATAAAGAAATTCCAAAAACTTTAAAGATAACTGGAACTCCACCAGAAGAAGGTGGTTCTATTTCACCTCCAGGAATAACAACCAAAAAAACTAAAAAAGTAAAATATAAAAAGCAAAAAGGTGGAGGCAAAGGTAGATATGGTATCGGAAAAGGATTAAGATCAAAAACTAAGTATGTAAAAAAGAGCGGAAAAGGTGGAAGAACGACTTTTAGAAGGAGAGGCGCTAATGCCTAGAAAAGAGAAAAAAGATAAGAAGAAATTTAAAGATACTAAAGTAGGTGTTTTCTTGAAAGAGAAAGCACCTAAGATTTTAGATGGTATAGGTGATATATTACCTAATAGTGGGGTGTATGGTATTGTAAAAAACCTTATAAGTAGTGACGAACAATTAGCACCTGAAGACAAAGAAATGGCGCTTAAACTTTTAGATCTGGATATCTCTGAAATGGATAACATTTCTAAAAGATGGGAGAGTGATATGAGGTCGGATTCGTGGTTATCTAAGAACACGAGACCTTTAGCATTGATATATTTAACAGTATGTATGACTATGTTTATAGTATTAGATTCTGTAGACATGTTATTTGAAATGGATAATGCTTGGATTGATCTATTGAAAACATTATTAGTTACGGTTTACGTAGCATATTTCGGTTCGCGTGGAGCTGAAAAAGTATTTATAAAACACGACAAAGAAAAATAAATAAAAAATGGCATTAATACAATATAACCAGTTTGAACCTAAACTCGCTGGTTTAGAAGGAAACACGCAAGCTGAACCACGGGTGTTTGCACATGATGCAGCAACTGTGGTAATTGGTGCAATAAACAATTCTGATTCTAATCACGGTTTGAATATGACTAGTGGAGGTAACGGTGGAGCTAATCCTTATGTTGTTGGTGATACTATAACATTAACAACGCCGACTGGATTTGGTTTCGCTATTGGTAATAGAGCAGTTATAACCGTAACTGAAATAGACGCGAACGGGTTAGTAACTAATTACACTGTAACAACTGTAGGTGCTTTATATTTAGTTGGAGATACAGCAAATCAAGTTGCTACAACATCAGCCGCTGGAACTGGTTTTACAGCACTTGTAACAAACACTGATATACCCAACACTCAAAGAAGAGGATGTTGTTTATATGTAGGAGGTGCAGGAGATATCGATGTAGTATTAGAAAGTGATAATTCAGCTATTTTTGCTGGGGTAAACGCAGGTTCATTTATGCCGATACTGGTTAAAAACTTCACTTTAACAGCATTGGCAAATAACACAACATCTGCTAATATACTAGCACTGTACTAAGATGCCAATAGGAATAAAAAATATAATACCCGCTATTATTAACCTACCGGGACAACCTGGACCTACACCTGGAGATATAGAAATAATTACAGAACTTGGAGTTAATATGATTACAGAAGCTCTTGGTGAAGAATTAATAACAGAATAAAATGGCAAAGAAATTTTCAGACTTCACATCCGAAGCAGCAGTAGCAACTACAGAATTAGTTGGTTACAAAACTGGTACTACAGTTAATACGAGATATTCGCTAACGCAAGTAGCAGATGGATTAAAAGTACATGGTGGCTTGTTGGAATGTTTTATGATGGCTTGTTCAGATGAAACTACAGATATAACAGCAACTGTAGATAAAGTTAGAATACAAATGCCTTATGCATTTACGCTCACCGAAATTAAAGCATCATTAACTACATCTCCCACAGGAACAGGTGCTACTACGGTCAATATATATAATGTAACTGATGGTGATACAGTTATAAATACCGCAGCATTATCATTCGCTACAGCTGTAATTAGTGCGAATTCTACAAGTTTTACAGCGGGACAAGAAACAATTGCTGAAGATGATGTAATAGCAGTAGATGTAGCTGCAATAGCAGATACAACAGGTGGTGCAGGTCTTAAAGTTACTCTTATAGGATATCAAACACCTTAAATAATAACTCATGAGTGGAATAATCATAAATCCTTATTCATATGCAGCCACAGGTTTAGCAGATATAGATAATGTCTATTCTATGGAATTTGATGGAGTAGATGATTATTTTACAGTACCTAGTCTTACAACAAGTGGTAATGATTTAACTATTTCGTTTTGGTTTAAAGATGGCGGTGGTTCTGGTTCACAATATATTCTAGCTGGTGACGCTAACAATGTCGTTTATCATCCATCAAATACAATGTTTTATGCTAAAATAAATGGAAGTACCGCATATATACAAACAGATAACGCTGGAGTACCAGCTATTTTAGATGGAAATTGGCATCATATAGCTATTACTAAAAGTGGTTCTACTGTTACTTGGTGGTTTGATGGTAGTTCGTATGCTACTGCAGGAGCTGGTACAACAGGAGGATTCACATTATCACATATCGGCGCATATATAACACCATCTTCATATATGGATGCAAATTTAGATGAAGTAGCAATTTGGGATAGCGATCAATCTGCCAAAATTGATGACATATTCAACGCAACATCCACTGGTAAAACAGCAGATTTAAGTGAACTTGCAACACCACCTACAGCGTGGTATAGAATGGGGGATTAAAAAGAAATTATGGCAACAACTTATCAACCATCGCAATGGCTCATACCGAAGAATACTAATACTGACAAAGTAGGTAATTATAGTTTTGAATTTGATGGTAGTGCAGATTATATTGATATGGGTAATGTATTAGACAAATCTATTGGAGATAGTTTTAGTATTTCTGCATGGATTAAACTATCATCAATTCCACTTTCGTTTAAACTGATTGTGTCTAAAATGGATCATGATGCTCCATTTAATGGGTATCAAATTTCAATAAGTGATACTAATAAATTATATATGGGACTGAGAGGAACTGCTGAAATATACAGTACGTCTAGTACTGTATTTGTTGCAGATACTTGGTATCATATTGCTGGAACCTATGATGGTAGTGGTGTTAATACAGGGATAAATATATATATAAATGGAGTTCTTGATAATGATACACAAAGTGGGACTTTCACTGGTACGTTATCTAACTCAACCGACTTACAAATTAGTGGTAGAGATGGGGCGAATATTCTATTTCCTGGTAATATCTCAGAAGTATCCGTATTCAATTATGCTTTATCTGCCCCTAATGTAACAACACTATACGGTAGCGCAGGTGCTGGAGTTGGAAATCCAATGGCATTAGATATAGTTCCAGTAGCATATTACAAAGGTGATAGAGCAGCTTTAGGTGATCAATGGGCGGTTCCGAATCAAGTTAGTAAGGATTATGTTTTTGATTTTGATGGTTCAACTGATTGGGTAAATTGTGGCTCGGATAGTAGTTTAGATTTAGATGATGAAATAACATTATCAGCCTGGATGAAAACAGGTGCAACAGATACAACAACTACAATCGGTCCAATATTATTTAAAGATGGTACGGTAGGTGGGCAAAGAAGTTATGGTTTATGTTTTAGACCTTTGTCTGCTGGATATGATAAAGCACTTGTATATATATTTCACACTAATGGAAATTCGACATCTCTTTATACATCAACTGCGGGTGCTTTAAGTGACGGAAATTGGCATCACGTTATGGCAACCTATGATGGTACAGACGGAACAGATGCTTTAAAAATCTATGTTGATGGAGTATTAGACAACACTGCAACGCCAACTTCGGGAGATACAGGTATATTTGTTTACGCAGCCACTAATTTTACTATCGGTTCTATTTCACACGGTGCTAGTTGGTTTTTCGGTGGCAGTTTAAGTAATGCTTCACTATTCAACACTGATCAATCAGCAAATATTGCTACAATTTACAATAATGGTACACCAGGCGATCTCACTTCTTTATCGCCAGTATCTTGGTGGAAGTTAGATGACTCTGCTACGTGGACTACTAGTTGGAGCATACCAGATGATGGTAGTGCTAGTAATACAGGTACAAGCTCTGGAATGACACAAGGTAATTTAGTACCTGACACAGTAACTAGAGGTACTGCTATGTACTCTGAATATAGTTTTGAATTTGATGGTGTAGGAGATCATTTTGGTGCTAGCGCTACAGGTATATCAAGTACAATTACTGTTAGTGCTTGGATAAAAACCTCCACAACAGGAATACAAACTATTGTAAACGAAGATCAAGCTGGTGGGGCTGGTACTAGAAATTGGAATTTACTACTTGAACCTGGAAATAAAATACAAATAGTAATTATAAATACTGATGGAAGTGAGAATAATAAATTAAGAAGTACTGCATTAGAGGTTCAGGATGGAAATTGGCATAATATTGTTTTCACTTATGATGGAACAGCTAATGTTGATGGTTTAAAAACATATGTTGATGGTGGTAATCTTGAAGGTTTTCAAACTACTAGTACAGGTATTATAACCACTGATACTCTTGGAGTATATACTGGAGGTTTACAAGTAACAGGTTTGTGGCCGTTTACAGGTAATATATCTAACGTAGCTATATGGAATTCAGTTTTATCAGCTGCTAATGTACTTGCTATATATAATAACGGTAGACCAGCAAATTTAACTTCTTTATCACCTACAGTTTGGTGGAGAATGGGGGAGAATGCTTCATGGGATGGAGCTGATTGGACTATTAAAGATCAAATAGGTAGTAATGATGGAACAAGTGCTGGCAACCCTGACTTAGTAGGCGAAGCACCACAAAGTTTTTCAAATGGATTATCAGATAGCATGGATATAGATAGTAGAATTGGTGAGAGTGGTTTTAGTGATGAAAATGCTCTTTCATATAATATGGACTCAGAAGCTAGAGTAGAAGATGTACCAGCATAAATATTAAAATAAATAATAAAATGGGATATAATAATTTAACATACGCAATTTGTGATATAGCAACAGACATGTCAAAAGTAGATTTTTCGCAAGTTTCACAATCTAGTGGAATTACTTGTAGAAGAAGTTTAGATGATACACTATTTGTAATAAAGTATCCTACAGGGAAAATACCAACGTTTATAAATACGGGTATTATAGTTCCAAGTGAGGTACTAGATCATGAACAAGTATTAGCATTAATGGCAACTCCTGAATGGAGTGATCCAAATCCTCCAATATAAATAATAATTAAAATTTAATTAAATGAACAAAATTAAAGAAGAGCAATTAAGTAAAATTCAAGAGCAACAAAAAAGTTTAAATTCAATACTAAATGAAGTTGGTTATTTAGAAGCACAAAAGCATGGATTGTTACACCAATTTGCAGGTATCAATAAAGAAGTAGAGGATTTTAAAAATGAACTTGAAAGTGAATATGGTGCTGTAAATATCAACTTAGAAGATGGTACTTATACTCCGATAGAAAAAGTAGAAGAAAAGGTTACTAGTGATGTCTAACATAAGGAAAATTAGTATTGGTGCTGATTACAAAAACGATGCTATGCACTACGCGGTTGGGCAACAAGTATACGGTGGACATGAAATATCTAATATACTATTTAGTGATGAAGACAACTCATACAACATCTTTATAACAAAGCAAGATGAAGTGTTACCATGGAAAAAATTTAATTCTAACATGGCAATATCAGTGGAGTATGATCTAGAATACTAATGAGGAGTTTATATGATTTTATCATAAAACCTTTAGGTGAGAGATATGACAATGAAAAGAAAGTTGGTGATAAAACTTTAGTACTGAATACCAAAATAGAGAGTTTTAAATCAGTAAATAATCTAGCAACTGTTATAGCAACACCAACCGCTTTTAATACCGGTATATCACCCGGAGATATTGTTATTGTACATCATAATATATTTAGAAGATTTTATGACATGAAGGGTAGGGAGAAGAATAGTAGATCTTATTTTAAAGAGGATATGTACTTCTGCTCTGCTGATCAAATATACTTGTACAAAAATGATATCGAGTGGTTATCACATATGGATAGGTGTTTTGTAAAACCTATAACCGAAACCTCTACACTTAGCACTGACAAAGAAAGACCACTAATCGGTATCGTAAAATACGACAATCTACATTTAAATAAATTAGGAGTATCGATTGGAGAACTTGTAACATTTAAACCAAATAGCGAGTTTGAGTTTATCATAGATGATGAACGTTTATATTGTATGAAATCTAATAATATAGCTATAAAGCATGAGTATCAAGGAAACGAAACTGAATATAATCCAAGCTGGGCACATAGCGGTTGAAGAACTTATTAAGATAGCAAAAGAACCCATAGTAGATAGTGAGGATGATATATCCGCTGACAGATTAAAAAATGCAGCAGCAACAAAGAAATTAGCAATATTCGATGCTTTTGAAATCCTTAACCGTATTGAAGATGAAAAGAATATGTTAGAAGAAAAACCCATAAAAGATAAAAAAGAAGAGAGATCATTTAGAGGATTCGCAGAAGGGAGGAGTAAATGAGTTACCAACAAACATTATATAAGATATTAGAGGATGTTGTAAACCCTAAAATTCTTAAGAAAAAGAATAGGTTTAAGAAGTGGGAATACGGGTATAATGCAGAGTATGATTTTATAGTAATAAGTAAAAATGGTACTATTGGAGAAATCTACGAAATACAAAATCTCAAAATTGCTTTACCAGCAGAATCTGAATGCTATAAAAGAAGTTCAAAAAAAGAAGAACAATATTGGGAGACGAAGGAATATTCCAGAGAGTTAAAAAGAATCAGGAGTGTATTTGATTGGGATAAATACCCAGAGGATTTTAAAGATAGATGGTACGATTATATAGATGAGGAATTTAGGAGAAGAGAAGAAGGACATTGGTTTTACAATAACGGAACGCCTACTTATGTCACTGGTTCTCACTACATGTATTTACAGTGGGCTAAAATTGACGTTGGAAAACCTGATTATAGAGAATCAAATAGATTGTTTTTTATATTTTGGGAGGCTTGTAAAGCTGATAAAAGATGTTATGGAATATGCTATTTAAAAAATAGACGATCTGGTTTTTCATTTATGGCTTCAAATGAAATAGTAAATGAAGCAACCATGACAAGTGATGCTAGATATGGAGTACTATCTAAAACTGGTGCAGATGCTAAAAAGATGTTCACCGATAAAATAGTACCAATAAGTGTAAACTACCCATTCTTCTTTAAACCCATCCAAGATGGTATGGATCGCCCTAAAACAGAGTTAGCATATAGAGTACCAGCGTCGAAATTTACTAGGAAGAAATTAGAGACAAACGAGAAGTTAAGGGATATAGTGGGATTAGATACTACAATAGATTGGAAAAATACTGGTGATAACTCTTACGATGGTGAAAAGTTACAGTTATTGGCACATGATGAAAGTGGTAAGTGGGAGAGACCTGATAATATATTAAATAATTGGAGGGTTACAAAAACCACATTAAGATTAGGTAGTAGAATAGTTGGTAAGTGTATGATGGGGAGTACTTCTAACGCATTGGATAAAGGTGGTAAAAACTTTAAAAAGCTATTTTATAATTCAGACGTAACTAAAAGAAACAGGAATGGACAAACAAGTTCTGGTTTATATTCCCTGTTTATACCAATGGAGTGGAGTTATGAAGGTTATATAGATAGGTATGGAATGCCAGTGTTTGATACGCCAAAGAAACCAGTTGTAGGTATTGATGGTGTTATGATAGATATAGGTGTTATAGAACATTGGGAGAATGAAGTTGATGGGTTGAAAAGTGATCAAGATAGTTTAAATGAATTTTATAGGCAATTTCCACGTAGTGAAGCTCATGCTTTTCGAGATGAAGCTAGAGAGAGTTTATTTAACTTGGTTAAAATATATGAGCAAATAGATTATAATGATGCTTTAAATAACGCTGTAAAAGTAACCACTGGTAGTTTTCAATGGGAGCATGGTATAAAAGATACACGAGTTATATTTGTACCAGTTAGAAATGGTAGGTTTAAAATAACTTGGGTTCCACCTAAAAATCTTCAAAATCAAGTGATTATAAAGAACGGTATTAAGTTTGCCGGTAATGAGCACTTAGGAGCATTTGGTTGTGATAGCTATGATATATCAGGGACGGTTGATGGTAAAGGGTCTAATGGATCTTTACATGGGTTAACTAAATTTAGTTTAGAGGAAGCACCAGCCCATCAGTTTTTTTTAGAATATATAGCAAGACCACAAACAGCTGAGATATTTTTTGAAGAGGTATTAATGGCATGTGTATTTTATGGGATGCCAATATTAGCAGAGAACAACAAACCAAGATTGTTATATCACTTTAAAAGAAGGGGATACAGAGGTTTCTGTATGAATCGACCGGATAAAGTTTGGAATAAATTATCAATCACAGAAAAAGAAATAGGTGGTATACCTAATTCGAGTGAAGATATAAAACAGGCACATGCTGCTGCTATAGAATCTTATATAGAAGCATATGTTGGATTACTAGATGGTATATGTGGAGACATGTATTTTCAAAGAACACTAGAGGACTGGGCTACATTTAATATAAATAAAAGAACAAAGCATGATGCTTCTATTAGTTCTGGTTTAGCTATAATGGCTTGTAATAGAAATAGGTATAAACCTGTTTTTGATAAGCCATCCACACCTGTAAGTTTGGGTTTTAAAAAATACGACAATGAAGGATCAATTTCAAAAATAATAAAGTAAATGGTTAATACAAATAGTCGAAGTTCTTTTCCTGATCAGGTGGTACCTGATGAAGAAAAAAATAGCTGGGAGTATGGGAGACAGGTTGGTAGAGCTATTGAAGGGGAATGGTTTGGATATACAAGGGCAAGTAGTAGGTATTATAATAACTTTGATAATTTTCATCAATTAAGATTATATGCTAGAGGAGAACAATCTATACAAAAATATAAAGATGAGTTATCTATAAATGGTGATTTATCATATTTAAACTTAGATTGGAAACCTGTACCAGTTATATCTAAATTTGTGGATATAGTTGTTAATGGTATGTCAGATAAACAATATGATATTAAGGCATACTCTCAAGATCCAGAGTCCATAAAAATAAGGACACAGTATGCTGAGACAATTCTTAGGGATATGCAAGCTCAGGCATTCCTACAAAATATACAGGATACTCTAGGAATGAACATGTATAGTGTTGAAGATCCACAAAACCTACCTACAAATAGGGAGGAGTTGGATTTACATATGCAATTAGATTATAAGCAATCTATAGAAATTGCAGAAGAAGAAGCTATTAGTAATACCTTAGCTAGAAATAAATATGAATTAACTAAGAGAAGATTAAATCATGATCTAACTGTGTTAGGTATTGGTTGTGTTAAAACCACATGGAATAAATCTGAGGGTGTTAGGGTTGATTACGTTGATCCAGCTAATCTTATATGGTCTTACACTGAAGACCCTAATTTTGAAGATATTTGGTATGTGGGTGAAGTAAAAGGTATAAGTTTATCAGAGTTAAAAAAGGAGTTCCCTGCTTTAACTGACGCTGAATTAGAGGAAATACAAAAATATCCAGGTAATCCTAACTACTTAAGGAACTGGAATGGTAGGCGTGATGAGAATATTATATATGTTTTATACTTTGAATACAAAACTTATAGCAATCAAGTATTTAAAATAAAGCAAACTGCTACAGGATTAGAGAAAGCATTAGAAAAACCTGATACATTTAATCCACCAGAAAGTGATAATTTCGATAAAGTATCAAGATCAATAGAGATATTATATTCTGGAGCTAAATTATTAGGGCATAAAAAGATGTTAAAGTGGGAGGTATGTGAGAATATGGTACGTCCTAAATCTAATTTAGTTAAAGTTAATATGAATTATAATATATGTGCACCACGTATGTATAGAGGTAGAATTGAATCTATAGTAAGTAGGATAACAGGGTTTGCAGATATGATTCAACTAACTCATTTAAAATTACAACAAGTATTATCTCGTATGGTACCTGATGGTGTATACTTGGATGCAGATGGATTAGCAGAGGTGGATTTAGGTAATGGTACTAATTATAATCCAGCTGAAGCACTGAATATGTATTTTCAAACTGGTAGTATAGTTGGTAGGTCTTTCACTCAAGATGGTGATATGAATCCAGGTAAGGTACCAATACAAGAATTACAAACATCTAATGCCGGTGGTAAAATACAATCACTAATACAAACTTATCAATATTACTTACAGATGATAAGGGATGTAACCGGGTTAAATGAAGCTAGGGATGGTAGTACTCCAGATCCTAATTCATTAGTTGGTTTACAAAAACTTGCTGCAGCTAATTCTAATACTGCTACAAGACACGTATTACAAGCTTCATTATATTTAACTTTAAAAGCTTGTGAAAATATAGCATTAAGAATATCTGATTCATTAGAATTTGAGTTAACTAAAGAAGCTTTAAAGTCTAGTATTAGTTCATATAATGTAGGGACATTGGAAGATATGCATAATTTGCATCTATATGATTTTGGTATATTCTTAGAATTAGAACCTGATGAAGAAGAAAAAACACAGTTAGAGCAAAACATACAAATGGCATTACAACAAGGTCAAGTAAACTTAGAGGATGCTATAGATATAAGACAAATAAAGAATTTAAAATTAGCTAATCAGTTCCTTAAATTACAAAGAAAGAAAAGGCAAGAGGAAGCTCAAGCTGCACAGCAAGCTAATATACAAGCACAAGCACAAGCTAACGCACAGGCGGCAGAAGCAGCAGCTTTAGCTGAGACGCAGAAACAACAAGTATTGACTGAACAGAATATACATTATGAAAACGCTAAAAAGCAATTTGATATTGAAAAACTCGAAGCTGAAGCTAATATTAAACAAAGATTGATGGCTGTGGAATTTGATTATAATTTACGTTTAGCGCAAGCTAAAGTAAGTAGAGAAAAAGAAAGAGAACAATTTATTGAAGATAGAAAAGATAAAAGAACTAAAATAGAAGGTTCGCAACAAAGTCAAATGATAGATCAAAGAAAAAATGATTTGTTACCAATAGATTTTGAGTCACCAACAGCTCAAGGATTACCTGATAATTTTGAATCAGTTGGAAACGATAGTTTAGGTGGAATAGATATGAGTCAATTTACACCACAATAGTTTATTAATTATATAATATTATATTATGTCAGAAACAAAAGAAGAAGTAAAACAAGAAGGTGAATTTAAAATGAAGAAGAAGAAAAAACCTTCGATGAAAAAATTAAACAAAAAAGATAGTATAACTAAAGTAGATTTAACTAAAAAAGAAACACAGGATGCCGATACAGAGCCAAGCGCAGTGGTGGTACCTACAGAAGAACCATCCGGGAATATTCAAAAAGTGGAGGAAAAATTATCCGAACCAGAAGCTGAGCAAGTTGAAACAACGGACACAGAAAAAGTAATACCTATTATTCAAGAGATTACAGATGATACAGAAGAACTTGTTGAAACACCTGTTATATCTACACCAGCACCAGATCCAATACCACAAATGGATCTACCTGAAAATGTAGAAAAACTAGTGGATTTTATGAAGGAAACCGGTGGTACAGTTGAAGACTATGTTAGATTAAATGCAGATTATACCAACATTGATAGTAACATGTTACTGAAAGAATACTATAAACAAACTAAACCTCATTTAGATACAGATGAAATAAACTTTTTAATGGAGGATAAATTTCATTATGATGAGGATATAGATGAAGAGCGAGACATCCGAAAAAAGAAACTCGCAATGAAAGAAGAAATTGCAGAAGCTCGTAACTTTTTGGAAGGTTTAAAGGGTAAATACTACGATGAGATCAAGTTGAGACCAGGGGTAACCCAAGAACAAAAAAAAGCTACAGACTTCTTTAATAGATACAACGAAGAACAAATAGCAAGGAGTGAACGACACAACGATTTTGTATCAGAAACTAACAATTATTTCACTAAAGATTTCAAAGGTTTTGAGTTTAATTTAGGTGAGAAAAAGTTTAGATATGGTGTTAACAATCCTACAGAGGTAGCTAAAAATCAAGCAGACATATCCGTATTTCTTAAGAAGTTCTTAAAAGAAGATGGTAGTGTTAAAGATCATAGAGGTTATCACAAAGCGATGTATGCAGCAAGAAATGCTGATACCATAGCACAACATTTTTACGAGCAAGGCAAAGCCGATGCAACTAAAGATATTGTGGCAAAATCTAAAAATATAAATTCAGAGGTTCGTAGCAACGTACCTGAAGATATTTATATAAATGGATTGAGGGTAAAAGCAATAAGTGGTGCAGACAGTTCTAAGTTGAAAATAAAAACAAGAAAACACAAAACTTAAAACTATAAATTATGGCGTTTCAAGCGGGGGGATCGTTTCCCCCATCATTAGTGCCAAGTCAAACGCAGACTGTTCTTAATAGCAATTACATGGATTTTGCTACAGGAGCTGGTCTTGACTTTTCACAACAATATTTACCAGAACTCTACGAACAAGAAGTAGAGAGATATGGTAATAGGACCTTAAATGGTTTCTTACGCATGGTCGGGGCAGAAATGCCGCTGACATCAGATCAAGTAATCTGGTCTGAACAAAATAGATTACACGTAGCATACAATAACGTCGCTTGTACTGGAGCAAATCAGTTAACAATTACGTTAACAGCTCCTGCAACTACATCAGCACTTAAACTTAACCAAACTATTTTGGTTGCTGATAATGCAACAGGATTGATAACTCAAAAAGCAATAGTAACAGCTATGACTGGTGCATCTCCAGATGTTATAACTGCTATTCCTTATAATACACCTGCGTTTAGTGCAGCAATTCAATTATTGAGTGTAGCTGGTGATCTTAGTTTGTTTGTATATGGATCAGAATGGGAGAAAGGTGCCAATGATGCTGGAGCCACTTCTATTGAACCTGGTTTTACGCAATTTAATAACTCACCAATTATAATTAGAGATACTTACCAAGTAAGTGGATCTGACGCTTCACAAATTGGTTGGGTTGAAGTTGCAACTGAAGATGGTACATCTGGATATCTATGGTATCTTAAAGCTGAATCTGAAACAAGATTGAGGTTTGAAGATTATATGGAAATGGCGATGGTTGAAGGCGAACTTGCTGGACACGTGTTTACTGGTATTGGACCAACTGGTGCTTGGACGGCTAACGTTAAAGGTACAGAAGGTTTATTTGCCGCTATCACTGCTAGAGGAAACGTTTATAATGGTTTCGCTGGTGCTGCTGCTCCTGGTTCAGGTGCTATGGCAGATTTTGATGCTATCTTAAATCAACTAGACAAGCAAGGTGCTATTGAAGAAAACATGCTTTTCTTAAGTAGACAAACTGCTCTTGATTTTGACGATATGATCGCGGCTATGGCTGGTGGAGGTTATGCTTCTACTGCTTCAGCTTCTTATGGTCTATTTGATAATGAAGAAGAAATGGCATTGAATTTTGGATTTTCAGGGTTTAGAAGAGGTTCTTATGACTTCTACAAAACTGATTGGAAATATCTAAATGATGCTTCTACTAGAGGATTATCTTCACAAATTGATGGTGTATTAGTTCCAGCTGGGACTTCTACAGTCTATGATCAAATGTTAGGTTCTAACATACGTAGACCATTCTTACATGTACGATACAGAGCTTCTGAAACAGAGGATAGAAGATACAAAAACTGGATTACTGGTTCAGTTGGCGGAGCTTATACCGATGGAGTAGATGCTATGACAGTACACTTTCTAACTGAAAGATGTTTAGTAACACAGGCGGCTAATAACTTCGTGTTATTCCAAACTGTATAATTATTAACATTTAAAAGATAGAAATTATGAGTGCATATATAAAAGCGATTACAACTGCAGCCGCAGCTGGTGTACCAGAAGATTATATTTTAATAAACGTTGACGGTGTTGATGCTATAACTTTTGGTGGAGTACCAGGAGCAGCTCATATCCTTAATATTTATTATAATATAGTGTCAACTGATGCAGCAGCCGCTCCTAGACAGTATATAGTAAACGTTACAATACCGAATGGTAATTTGACAACTGCAGCACAAATCAGACTTAACTTTTATAGAGCTATGTCTGCTGCCCTTCAAAATCCAGGTAGTTTACCTTTATTGTTTGAATTGGCTCTTGACGGGACACAAGCACTAGTTACTTCAGCAGCAGCAGCATCTGCGGCTATTTAATTAGTCTAACTAACAATTATAAGATCCCACTTCGGTGGGGTCTTTTTTAACTATTTATATTATATTATATCATGGAAGAAACAAAAACAAAAAAATCTACGAAAGTAGAAACTAAAAAAGCTCCTATTGTAGAAGATACTTGGGAGTATAAAGATAGACATTACTATTTAACTGATGGTAAAACACCATTAACATTTACTATACCAGCAAGGCATACACGAAGATATCCTTTAGTTTGGTTTGATCCAAAAAAAGGTTATGAAAGAGAATTAAGGTATGCTACAAATCAAAAAAGTATTTTTGTTGATGAACAAGAAGGACCTGCGACTTTAAAACACGTAGTGTTTGAAGATGGGAGTTTAAATGTTCCGGCATCAAAAAGAAATTTACAAGAATTTTTAGCTGCACACCCTTTCAATAATGTTTTGTTTAGAGAATTAGATCATCAAGTAGTAGCAACCGATCAATTAGAAGATTTAGAATTAGAAATAGATGCTATGAACGCTGCTCATTCAATTGATATTGACCAAGCTGAAGCTATTTTAAGAGTGGAAATTGGTTCTAAAGTATCTAATATGAGTTCTAAAGAGATCAGAAGAGATTTATTATTGTTCGCTAAGAATCAACCAGCTTTATTTATTAATTTAGCAAATGATGAGAACGTTGTTCTTAGGAATTTTGCTATTAGAGCGGTTGAAGCTAACATAATTAAATTAGCTGATGATCAAAGAACCTTTAACTGGGGTAGTAATAATAGGAAACTTATGACTGTTCCTTTTGATGAAAACGCTTATTCAGCTATGGCTGCATGGTTTAAAACAGATGAAGGACTAGAAGTTTATAAGTCAATAGAAAAACGTTTATCTTAAAAATATCATTTAATATGTGATAGTAATAGAGGCGGCTTTATCGCCGCCTTTTTTATTACAATAAAAGACTT